AAGTGGTACGAGAAGCGCGAGGAGTTCCGCGGCAAGGTGACTGCGGACGTGACCGCGGCGATGGCCGAGAAGTGGGCCGAGATGCAGACCGCGGTCTACGAGCGACTGATGAAGTCCGGCGTCACCTACCTCGACAAGTACGATGCGGCGCTCGATGCCGGCGAGATCAAGCCCTCCGCCCGCGACATGATCGCCGTGGCCTCGCTGATGAAGAACCTCCTGGCCGACATGTCCCACAAGCCGGTCATCGATCCGACGCTCGTCGGGCCCGGTGGCGAGGAGTTCGAGGGGAGCGAGGCCGAGGCCCGTAGCGTGATCGAGGAAGTCAAGCGGCTGATTGCCGGAGGTACGCCGGATGACGGCGCCGCGGACTGATCTCCTCACCGAGATGCTGCGCAAGGCACAGCGTGCGCTGGCGCGGACAGACGTGGCGACGTTCATCGAGTACGTCACGGGGCAGGAGCCAGCGGCGCACCACCGCGAGATGCTGGCCTTCGCGCTGGACATCATCGACCGCAAGAAGTCGGGCGTCATGCTCTGCCCGCGAGGAAGCGGAAAGACGACCGAGATCACGACCGGCCTTCTGCCGTGGATCATCGCCCTCCGGCCCGACATCCGCATCGGCCTGTTCAGCCAGAAGGCGGAGAAGGCGGAGGCCATGTCCGCCGCGATCATGGAGACCATCAGCGAGTCGGAGCCGTTCATCGAAATCTTCGGCAACCTGCGGGGCACCCACAAGTGGACGGCCTCCGAGTGGCTGCGCAAGGACTCGCCGCACTCGACCACCAAGGACCGCACGATGGTCACCGGCGGCGCGGCGCAGTCGTCCTCCGCCGTCAGCAAGCGGTTCGACCTCCTGGTCCTCGATGACGTGCTCGACGAGAACAACACCTCGACCATCGACCAGCGCGAGAAGTTGGAGACGTGGTTCTGGAAGACCCTCAAGCCGACGCAGGCTGCCGAGGGCTGCGCGGTCCTCGTGATCGGGACGCGCTGGGTCGAGGACGACCTGTACCAGAAGCTGATCGAGTCCAACAAGTGGCCCAGCCTCATCATCCCCGCGTTGTCCGTCGATGAGGACACGGGCGAGGAAGTCTCCTACTGGCCCGCGATCTGGCCGCTGGATCGCCTCTACTCCGAACGCGAGGACGTGGGCTGGGACAACTTCGCCTGCTCCTACCTCAACGACATCAGCGGGCTCCGCGAGGGCACCATCTTCCGCCGTGACTGGTGGAAGGACATGTACTTCGATACGCTGCCCAACGACCGCACCTACGTCTTCACGATGGGCATCGACCTTGCCTCGTCGGAGCGGGAGCGCGCGGACTGGACGACCCGCGTCATCGTCGCGCAGGACAACCAGAACGAGCACTACGTCCTCCACCACGAGCGGACCAAGACCGACTCCGGCCACCGCGAGTTCGTCGAGGGCGGCTGGCGTTGGGCGGAGGCCCACGGCTACCGGTTGAGCCGGATCGTGATCGAGAACAACCAGCACCAGTCCACCCTCGTCCAGCAGTTGCTCAAAGAGACGCAGTTGCCGGTGGTCGGTCGCCGCGCCGACGTGGACAAGCGCACCCGCGCCCGCGCCACCGCTGCCCGCTACGAGAGCCACCGCGTCCACCACCACGAGTCCCTGCGGGGCCGCGAACTCGAAACCGAACTGCTGGGTTTCCCCAAGGGTCACGACGACCTCGTGGATGCCCTAGGACTGGCGATGGACCTCTCGGCGGTGTCTGGGTCCGTTGTGGGCGTCAACGCCGCTCTCCGTGGCTCTGAGGCGACCACAGACCCGGTTGTGGAGCCGGGGGCGGAAGTGACCTTCCGCGATGGACCGCGAGTCGTGCCCGCCTACCTTGCTACGATGCTCTACGGCATCACCACCGACGACAAGACCTACCAGGAGGCGATGAACGCGATGAATGCCCGTCGTCTCAACGACTACATCAGAGGGGTCACGAAGGGGATGCTCCGTGGCCGATAGCAGAGCCCTGACCGTCATCGAACCGAAGATCATCCGCGCGTCCCTGTGGGAGCGGGTCAGGACATGGGGTCTGCCCAAGCCGCAGACCAGCCTCGACCGGCTACCCCCCGGCAGCGGCCAGTCACAGACTGCGGCCGGGTCGGGCCTGTTCACGATGATCAACCGGAACAGCGGGTTCGTGTCCAAGTCCAATGCGGGGACGTATCGCGCGTGGTCGGAGGCCAGCCCGTGGGTCCGCGCCGCGATCGACATCTTGCGCGATGCCGTGTCCTCCGCGGAGTGGGACATCCTGCCGGTGGACAAGGCGGGGCCCAAGAACGTCAGGACCGCGAAGCGCATCCGCGACCTGTTCACCGAACCCAACGCATCCGACTCCTTCTGGTCATGGAGCCAGAAGCTCGTGGAGGACATCAGCGTCCTCGATGCGGGCGTCGTGGAACTCGTCCGCTATCCGTCGGGGGAGATCGCGGAACTGTGGCCGGTCATGGGCGAGTCGATCCACGTCAACGCCCGGTGGGACGGGGCGAACGAGGACGATACCCGCTACATCTGGGCGCCGGATGGCACGGTGCGCGCCATGTTCAAGAGCGACGACATGATGTACGTCATGTCCAATCCGCGAACGAACAGCGTGGTCGGCCTATCGCCGCTGGAGGTCCTCCAGAAGACCGTCGCCGCAGAACTCAACTCGATGGACTACAACAGCCGCATGGTTCGCGGCGCTCCGCCCGAGGGCGTGCTGAACATCGGTGAGTCCGCGTTGCCGGAGGACGTGAAGCGGACCAAGACCGAGTGGGAGTCGGAGATCCTCGGCCAGTCCTCGTTCGCCATCATCGGCGGCTACAAGGCCCCCTCGTTCCTGAAGTTCCGCGATACGAACCAGGAGATGCAGTACCGCGAGTGGCTGGACTACCTCGTCCGGCAGATCGCGGTCGTGTTCGGCCTCTCTCCGATGGACCTCGGTATCACGTTCGACGTGAACCGCAGCACCGCAGAGCAGCAGGGCGACAACACCGAGGGTCGCGGCATGAAGCCGCTGATGTCGATGCTCCAGACCCACTTCACCCGCAACATCGTGCAGGATGCCTCGTTCGGCGGGCGGGCCAACAACCTCCAGTTCGCGTTCACCGCGCTGAACCTCAAGGAGTCCCTGAACCGCGCGCAGATCAACAAGATCGCGGTCGGATCGACGCCATGGAAGACGGTCAACGAGGCCCGCCTGATGGAGGGTCGTCCGCCGCTGGGCGACCTCATCGACGAGGAGAACGTGTTCAACCACGTCCTCGCGCTGACGCCCAAGGGCCTGATGGACATCACTACCGCGAAGTACATTGGCGAGGAGGATCTCGCCCGCATCCAGTCCGATACGGCGATCAGCGTTGTCGAGGCCCGCGAGGAGGCTCGCGCCGCGAACGCCGACAAGACCCATCCGGCAGACACGGCCGGATCAGGAGCGAACACACGCAGCGGCAGTGGTGTCGATCCGAAGGACATGGCTCGTAGGGCGGCCAAGGTTGACGCATGACGGCAGTCGTCACGCTCCGCGTGTACACCGGCGCTGCGGCGGGCACGGAGTCCGCATCGCAGACGGGGGTTGCCCTGCTGTCGGTGGACGCCGCGACCAATGATCCCAACGACCACCAGGTTGCCAAGGGAGCCAACTCCTACGAGAAGTGGCTCCGCCTCAAGATCGACACCGCGGACAGCGGTGAGTTCTCGCATTTCTGGATCGAGCGTAGCGGTGTCCTGCCGGATGGCGTGGTCATCAAGCTGGGCGTGACGGATACTCCGTCAACACCTACGTCAACGACCTCGACGGTCGCAACGACCACGATGGCCGACGGGCGCCGCTACGTCTTCGATGCCGCAACGCTCGATGCGAACGGGGACTACACCCGATACCTCGTTCTGCAAGAGCAGGTCGCCGCGACCGCAGCGTCCGGCGTCGTCACGCAGCAGGACTTCAGCATCGGGTACAGCGAGTCATAGAGGGAGATCAAGTGCGTATCCTGGTCACGGGCGCGGCAGGGTTCCTTGGGAGTCGGCTGACTCAGGCGCTCATCAACCATGACCACGATGTGGTCGGCATCGACAACCTCTCGACCGGCCGCAAGGAGAACTTCCCCGCGAGCGAGCAGTTGATCGAGGGTGACATCCGGCATCGCACCGATC